AAAGTAGTGTCAAAACATTTTACCAATTTTTTCCATTTTCCCCTTGTTAAATTTTTCACATATGGTATAGTTAGTAATCTCTAACTGGTATATTGTTAAATATTTCACACACTACACTACTTTAAATCACTAAATCGATTGTTAAATTATTCACACACTTTAGCACTTAAAAGCATTAAAGCGCTTATATGTGTAGTGCCGGCGTTGCATGATTAGCACGCACTTTGCCACTTTAGAGCACTAAAGCGATTGTTAATAATTTCACACTTTACCGCATTAAAGCATTAAAGCAATTTTTATAAATTTAACAGTCAACATTTATCCATATAAATTGCAACAAAATTGCATGGTATTATTACTAGGGTATGTTATAATATAATTGTAAAGAGGAAAGGGAAATAAAGAAAATCCCATTCCAAAACAATAACACAAAAGAGAGGTATTTTACTATGACTAATTGGATAATTGAAAAAACTATTGACGGCGAAAATGAGATTATTACCATCACGCGCCCCATCAATGACAAACCCAAAAGCACCGCCTGCGTAAGCCGTACGGTAAGGGCTGGTACCGTTGCCCGTGTAAAGTACGCGCGTTTCAATGATGATTTTTCGGTTGAATCCGGTGAAATGGTAAAACAGTTTGACGGTGTTCTGGACGCTGAAAAAGTCGAAAAGGCCTTGCACAACTCTGAACCGTGTACCAAATGGCAAGTTCTTGACGTACAGCCCAAAGAGGAAAACACAATGGGCATTCCGCGGGAAGTGTTTAACGCCGTTGCTGTTCCCATTGAGCGCCCATTGAGCCAACAGTAAAATAAAAACTTTCCAGCGGATTTTCTTGCAAAGTCCGCTTCCACGCTGCAAAGCGAAAATATTTATAAAGGATATATAAAAAATGAAAATGCAACTTATTACAATCAGACCTAGCAAATCCGGTATTGACAACGGATTCAAAATTAAGCGTGAATTATTTGACAATTGCGGCCTTGTTGATACAGCCTATTGCAATGTTACTATATTACACGCTTGCAAAAGCGGATTTATTGCATCCGGTTTTTCCAGCATTTATAAACCAACTATTTTGCATGATATGAATAATGCAAATGAATCCATTGATGACTTTGTAAAGGCGGTGTTCTCAAAATGATTTATACCACACGCAAAGAGATTTCAGACGCGGTTATTAGCGAATACAACCGCGCTGTAAAAGGTCAGGTAGAACGACTTTACTACTGCAAAGCATGGGTTTATATGCCTGACAATTCCAATTTTATAATTTTACAGAGTTATTCAACCATTGTAGCAGCTTTCCAGCGTACAACCGGCATTTTGTGGGTGTTCGGCTTCTACTCCAACACAACTGCACAGCATATTGCAAAGTTTCGCAATTGGATTCGCAACGAATATCAAACCGGCTGGAATTACCCCAAAATTGTTAGACTGTATAACGACTCTAAAACCGGCAAGCGCGCCGCCCGCAAGAATTTAGATGATGATTTTGCAAGCGTTGTTTCCACCGCATTAAATCAGTGTTGACCCTGAAATGAAATATGCGTTGCCCTTAATGGCAGCGCATTTTTTATGCAAATTTTTAGTTAGAACTCTTTACTATTAAGTATAAATAACTAGCAATAGTTAAGCCTAATTGCTAACTTGTGAAATTCTTAACACACTTTAGCAATTTAGAGTTCTAAAGCGATTGACAAATCCTTAACACACTTTACCGCTTTAAAGAGCTAAAGCGTACAGTCGTTAAGAAAATGGTGAGCATGGGTATTAACCTTAGCGCCAACCCTGCCGTGCCGCTCACCGGGGGTGTTGCAAGAAGCCTAAAAATAAACCGGGGTTCAATTTATTAAATTTGCAAATCCCCCTCTCCCTTCTTCATTATTAGGAAAGTAGGTTATACTTATGATTACTAGAAAAGACCTTGCACCAATAGATGATAAGTCACTTGAACTTTGGAGAAAAAAGTTAAAGCATATTAAATATGAAACGTTAAGGGAATTATATGTTTTCTCTAGGGATTTCTACGCTTGGCCTTGCCGCAACCATAAGCGTTATGGTACATAAATATACCACAAACGCATATTTCAAATTCTATGTATAAGGAGCTGATACAATGCTTAATTTATTGCGGGTTTTAGGAGCTATCATTGACATCCTAAGAGGAGTTAATAATGATGATTTGTCCGATTAGTCTAAGATAGGAGTTGATAAAATGCGTTACGATGTTCCCATTCATCCCATTCCCATAGGCTCAATCATTAAATACAATGTAAGAGAATATGGTTATTTCTATGGAGATGGACAAGAGAAAAGAGCAATTACCATTGCTAAAATTGGTAAGGTTATTGATATTATAGAGCATGATGGCAGAGTAGTTTATTATTCAGTAGCACCAATGTCTAATTGTACATTTAATCAATTTTTTGTAGGTGATTGCTCAGATTCTGTCTGGCCAGAAAACGTGGAGGGTGTTCGTTATGACTATTAAAGACCTAGATACAGAAACCCTTACCCTACTTAATAAACTATGCAATAACTGGTATATTAAAGCTTGCCCCTCATGGCTGACACACTTCATGGATAAGGATTGCCAAGATTGTCAGCTTATAGAGTTGTGTTATCTGCTTGACAGTTATGATAATGACATTAGAAAAGAGTTAGCTTTACGAAAGCAGGATGAACATAATGGCTAAGCATAAAACATTTAAGCGCCAAGCCGAAGCAACTAGGTTACTGGAAAAGATAGGTGCAACAAGACGTAAATCCAGAAAAGCAGGTATTACTGTAACAGGTGACTTAAAAGAAAGTCTTAGAGGTAGACAATCCCCTGAAATTGCAAACGCTCTGAAATTTACTGCTAACACCGCTCTTAATGAAGCCGAAAAACTGTATAGCGACCTTATTGATATAGCCGATACTCTTGATGACAAAATATCACAAAAGCTCATGAAAGAGTATTTATCTAAATATTCAGAGCATATTAAATCATTGAATAAATCTGTCACAGATAGTTACAGGTCATTGAGAGTAGCTAATCGTCTTGAGGATGCATTTAATTATAGCGATGCCGCATATAAGATTCTTAGAAATCCAGATACCTATTTTGACAAAAAGAAATGGGGAGCAATTTCTAGTATACTTAATAACCTTATGGGCACCTATAGCAGGGATATTCCGCCAAAAGATTTGAAAAAATTATGTGAACTAGGTGAAGAGTTAGGACTTGGCTCATTAGCAGATATGGATAGAGCTTATTCAGAGTATGACAATCTGCTAAGAAATTCTGACCAGATGGGCGAAGTTCTGGTTAATGCAAGCAATAAACTTAAATCTATTACGAAGGATAATGAAGAGTTTATAGAGAATAATAAGGAAGTTTATAAAAAATTCACAGAACTTGCATCTAAGTATGATTTATGGTGATATTATGGTTAATGTACTAGTCAATGTAGTAGTCTTTGTCATTATATTTTTTTGCAGCTTTAACTCTTGGAATTGTTTTTGTTTCACTATATCTCAGCGCAGTATCTAAGTTATTTGACTGGTTAGATAAGAAACTACGCAAATAAGAAAAAATATACTATGGGAGGTGGTGCTATATGTGAGAAAGCGCAATGAACACAAGTATTCAACTATCATATATTGCTATGATATTGAAACATCATCCTTAATGTATGGTGAGGATGAACTTCAAGAGCATCTGCAAAGCACTTATCTTCACGGCCTAGCTTCATTTGTTTATCGTCCTATACCTCATGCACCATTTAGTGACTTTGAGAATGAAATGGATTATAATTTCTTTAGAACTTATGATTCAATTTCTTCCGAATTTGAGAGAATCAATGAGTACGCTAAGAATAATGATGAATACGTCAAAATCTTTGTGCATAACTTGAGCTATGAATTTGAAGCAATGATGCGTAACATAAATTTCTGCATTAAGAACTTTAATCCTAAACGTTTCATTGCAGTTGCTCCGCACCAGCCATTAGTAGCAGCTTTTGACCATCTTGAATTTTATGACAGTTTTAAGATTCTTTCCTGTAAAAGTCTTGAGCTTATAGGTACAGAGCTTGGGGTTCCTAAACTTAAAGAAGTCAAAGGTGGTTATGACCAAAAATATTATTGGTGGTCAGATTTACCTGATTCTGAATACATTTATAACGAACGTGACTGTAAACTAGTTTTGTATGCACTATGTCGCTATATGGCAAACTTCACTAAAGTTGATAATGTATCAGATATTGGAGTATCTAACACATCAATGATTAAGCGTGAAACAAGGCTTAACAGAAATATTGCTACAGATAAAGAAGTCCATACCGCACAATTCACAGCAGCAGTAGAACTCAAGAATAATGAACCATTTATGGAGTTCTTTCAAAACTGTCTTGCAGGTGGTTATACTCATGCTAATCCTTACGCGGTAGGTAAAATATTTAAGGATGTTTGGTGCTTTGATGCAAGTTCTATGCACCCATCAGCAATGTATGGCAGGAAATTCCCTTATAAATGGAGAAAAGAGGTTAATCCTAATGAATGTTATCAAAATTTCCAGTCTGCAAACTATGAGTTCTTATCTGGCTGCGAAAGCGGCGCTAACTCAGGGTTCTTCGATTATCCCGACCAGCGGATTGAGTTATATGGATGTAAAGATGTTAAATTCTATTCAGTACTCCAAGCAGCATACCGTGAATCAATCTTGTTTGAAAGGCCAATAAAATATAACTTCATGGCCAATGTTACTTTTTATAATATTAACGCTAAGGATTTTGGTAACTGTATTTATAGTTATATCAGTACATCCAAATGCAGCAATATTAAAAATGGTAACTTCGACAATGGTAAAGTAGTCAAAGCAGATGAACTTACATTTCATGGCTGCGATATTGACTTTATGTTAATTCAAATGCTTTATGATTGTACTAGTTCAGAATGTGATGAACTTTATTATGCAACAGCCCACAAGTTTATTAACAAGCCTTTACGCAATACAGTTAAATATTATGCACGCCAGAAAACAGGATTCAAAAAACTTGAGCATAAAGTTGCTGACCATGTAGAAACGTTAAATGATTTTACATTTGAGGGATTGAAGCTTTATGATGATTCTGTAGCACAAGAAATTATGAATACCCATAACAAAAATTTAGTTCACTTCGCCTTAATGGCAAGTAAAGGTGGATTGAATGGTCAGTATGGATGTTCAGCAATGAAGCCATTAAGACAGGAAGTTGGTGTGCAGGGGGAAGGTGATAAATTTGAGTGGATTCCAACTGGGGTTAAGTTTCTTAAATCCAGAAATTCCCTAAATATCTTCACAGATGGTTTATATACAGTTGCTTATAGTAGACTGCACCTTATTTGCTTTATGCTTTATCTAGTATTAAGCCAAGGAATTGAACCTCTATATCACGATACAGACAGTGGTTATTTTGTTGGCTATAATGAGAATGTTCAAAAAGCCATTGATAGATTCAATGAGAATATTCTTAACAACAGCGAGAATAAAGATTGTTACAATTTTGGCATTATGGACTTTGATGGTCACTATGAGGATTTTGTAACATGGGGAAGTAAATGCTATTGTGCAGCATACTTAGATGCAGATAAGCACTTAAAAGTTAAGGCTACTGTAGCAGGTGCAAGCAAGAAACAGCTTTCTGAATTGTTTACGCAAATAGTAAACGATGAAGATTTTGAGTATCTAGTACAAGAATATTTTCGACCTAATATCAGTTATGATGAATCCATAAATAAGAAACTCATTCGTAAAACCCCAGGAACGCATATTATAGGAAATTTTACGGATGACAACGGAGAAACAGACCACTTAGATGAATATTCTGTAACTGTACTAGAGCCTTGTGGTTATACATTGCGCTCAACAAATAGTCCTGTTAATAGAATGTATTATTCATTCTGTTATTCATTACGTGGAGAATCGTATATAGATTATTTACCAGAAGTTGTTAGCATAAACCACGATGAAAATGGTAAGGAACTTTATGGAACTTATCATAAAGCACAATCCGATAAAGAATATGCTATGTTAATTGATGGCAATCCTGCAAGTATATTCCAGTGGGAATGGAGTGATAGGAGATGATTTAATTGAAAGAAAAAGATTCTTATAGAATCTGTAGAATAGCTACCTGTCCTTATTATGCATCTCATACAACAAATTACATTCGCTGTGAGGGCATGAGAGTATCACGCCAAGAGTACAACCTTAAAACCGATTGTTGCGGTCAGTATAAAAACTGTCCTCAATATAAATTTCTTACTTATCATTATTTAACAAAGGAGAACTAACTATGTACACTAACAAGAAAGCATCTGCTAAGGCTACCAATTCTGCTAAGTCTGCTTCTTCCGTAATTACTGATATTCGTATCTTCCCTATTAACAACAAAAAGTCTAATCGCTGTGCTATGGTTTCTGTTACGCTTGCAGATGTGTTCTGCATTACTGGTATTAAGATTGTGGACGGCAGCAAGGGTTTGTTTGTTGCAATGCCAAGCGCAAAGAATAAGAAAGATGAATGGCATGATATTTGCTACCCCATCACTAAAGAATTTCGTAAAGTCTTGAGTGATTCTATTCTTAACGCTTTTGATGCCTTGCAGGAAGATGAAGATGAAGACGAAGATGATGAAAGTGAGGATGACTGACAAGCTCCCTAATGAATTGCCGCCAGACATTGACGATGACTTGCCATTCTAAATAGAAAAGCACCCCTAAGTGGATAACCACCTAGGGGTGTTTTATTATTTACCTAATATTAGGACGAAGAACCTTAATAGCAGTCATGCCATTACTGTTATCCCAGCGAGGATAATCCATAGGAGTGCCATCTTCATTTCTAATACGGTCAAGAATTACAGGAGAAATACCAGACTGGAATCCAGACAAACTAACAGTGAATTCAGTTGATGCATGGCCCTTGCAGTATAGGATAACAGATTTAGAATCCCTAGAATAATATAGCTTATCTTCGCTATTAATAATATCCCAAGTAACTGTCTTGCCTGTACCAGCAGACGCATTAAAAATTGATTGACTAAGCTTACGGTTGTCAAATGCAGTAATATTAAGCGATGTATCTGTTTCGTTTTTTGTAATATAGATTTTATAATCAATGTTGGTTCCGTCAGTGAGGTGGATACACCCCTGTGAGGTATTAGTATCAACTGGAATATATGCAACTGCCTTATACTGGTATGGGTCGCCACTAACTGACTGCCCAGCGACTGTGTATTGCACCTGATTAGTGATAGCTAAATCAATGCAACGGTGTTCGCCGGGTTCACAAATATACTGACCACGTTCCACAGCACCGCTACCGAAGATATATTCACGATTAGTATAAATGTAAACATCATCAAGCTTACATACAGCATTGGTAACAGGATAAGTACCAGTTGACTGAATAGTTGTGCTAACTTTAGCGGAGCGGTTAATAATACCACCATTAACAATGAACTGAGGATTAGGACTACTACCAATCAAAACAATACCAGCATAGCCAGTTTCAGTGGTAGCAGTTCCATCATTGCAGGTATAAATCATATTGTTAATATAAGCTGCTGCCTTACCCGGGCCATCAAATACAAAACCATATCGGCAAGTATCTGCATAAAAGTTAGTAACATGAATATCATTGTTAGTAACCTTGCAAGCGATTGTATTATTCCACCAAGTATTAGCACCAGTACCACCTGTACCACCAGAGGGAATACCATGATAGCTAGTCCAGTTGCATCCGTACACATCAGTACGGCAGTCAAAACCAACTTGACATACCATATTAACAAGGTTATTACATTCGCAGTCAGGGGCTTTGTTACCCCAGAAAAACGCAACCGAACCAGTCCAGCGTTCCACCGGAGTATTATCGCTAAATCCCCACACCATTACATTATCCATGTAGCAGTAGCGGTTCAGAGTGCTATTGTTGGGCTGCAAGTAAACACCATAGGACTTAACTTTATTGATACTTACATTGTAAATGCTGTTATCAGTGTACTTATTGGTAGTAAATACAATGCCGCCAATCATACCATTACAAGTAATATCCAAATTAGCAATAACAATATTACCAGTTACGTCATCACCCGATACAGTAATAACGCCCTGACTACCAAAAGAAGTAGGATTAGCAGTATACAGCAAGATAGTATCGCTTGTGCCGCGTGCGGGGTCACGAGAAGAACCAGCACCATACAAGCTATGCTTAAGCTGTAAAGGAGCGCTTACTTTATAAGTACCAGCAGGAATAAACAGAGGTTCATTCTTAGTGTGAGTGTTAATGGTAGCAGTAATATCATCAGTACCATCTTTTTTCAGCGACTGATATTTTTCAATGCTTGTTGGAGAAGGTTCGACAAAACTAGGAATTTTTCCGGTGCGGCTAACCAGAAACTTGGTATCATTGTTGTCAGAGCCTGTCTGCATTCTGACGTATGCATAATTATTATCAATATTAACAGGGCGTAACGACCTGAACTGCGGTATACCAGAAATAGCTACAGGAATATTACGGAGAGTTGTACCGATACTAATTTGGTTGTTACTTGTGTAAAATGCAGTGAACCCGTTTTGGCTAAGGCCGATATTACCGGTACTAGACACCGACAGACTTCCGACAGTCTGGTTATAGTTTCCGCTAACAGTCTGGTCAAGGTTTCCAGCAGTGTATTTGTCAATCTTCTTAGCAATATCAGTACGAGCCTGAGTGTCTTTTACATCATAAACGGAATTATTAATCTTAAATTTGTCAACAACAGGATTTGCCAATTTAAGTCACCCCTTATATATCAAGCAGTCGTATGATTATTAGTGGTAACAACTTTGATAGTTGTATCGGCAGAACTATAAGTAACAGTAACACGAGGGAGTTTTTCAAGTGCAGTAGCTTTATTAAGTGCATTAGTTGCATTAGTAGATGCAGTATTAGCAGTACTTTTTGCAGCACTTGCATCTTTTGCAGCAGCATCAGCAGTAGACTTAGCAGTATTGGCAGTAGTGGTAGCACTATTAGCTTTATTAATTGCACTAGTTGCATTAGTGGATGCAGTGTCAGCATTAGACTTAGCAGCATCAGCAGTAGATTTAGCAGTGTTAGCTGTAGACTTAGCACTAGCTGCATCAGTACGCGCTACAGAGTCTTTAATTTCACAGATAGTACCATCAACATTGATTTGCGTTACAAAATTAGTAGTAGTAGTAGCCATATATTATTCCTCCATTATTTAACAGTATGAGTGCCAGCAGTAATACTAATCGTTTCAGTATCTTGCGTATAGGTAACTTCAACACGAGAGAGCTTTTCCAGTTCAGTAACTTTGTTAAGAGCGTTAGTAGCATTAGTACTTGCTGTATTAGCAGTAGTACGAGCTTCACTGTCTTTAACAATTACTTCTTGGTCGTTAAGATTGAACTTAGATACATAATTACTTGGCATAATATCACCTATCCTTATTTGCCAACAATTTTGATAGTTTCAACAGGAGCATCATAGATATGAATATCTCCGCCAGTAACAATTGTACCATTATTAGGATTAAAGAAACCAAAAGAGATAGATGTGTCATCTTCATTATATTTAGCAACTTTTAATGACAAAATATAGTGCAAACGTTCAGCAATTGTGGTCTTAGCACAGTTGGTTCCCTCAATATAACGAGTACCTGCTTCCATAGGCTTAAGAATTACATACAAATCATTATTAAGCCAAACAAGGTCGTTAATATTACGATTAGCACTTGCAGTAGTTTTCAGCCCTTCATCAATGGGAGTGATAGCAAGTTTAACACTTCCCCAGAGTTCTGAGAAGTTACCAATCTTAGTCCAGTAATCTTCATTATCAATATCAATTCCAATAGGTACAGGCTGAGTGCTTAAATATCCATCACCATTGACAGTGACAACAACCGTGTTACGAGGATACTGTTTGGTAATATCCCACTGAATAGGGTCTGCATAACTAATGGAGCTGGTTTCAATATACTGCTGCATTACCTCAATAACCTTAGATACCATTTCATAGTAACTAATGCTATCATCATAGGCAACAGGAATTACAGAACGGAAAAGTTTATCCAAAGGATTGTACTTCAAACCTAATCACCTCTTTACCATAAATGCATAAACAGAACTTCCATATCTCTATATAAACAATTATAGATATTCGTGTTTTCTTTCATATAATCGTTCATAATAGATACAAGAGAACGACCGCGATAACCTTTTTCTACATGGTTAAGAATACGGTGCTCATTGCCATCACGATTTTCTTTTGTATTGTTTTTATCATCCTGAGTGGTATTGCTATTACTGTTAGAGCTAGCATTAGAGCTAAAATTATTGACAGAATTCGCCTTACTATGGTCAGCATCGGACATATACTTTCCAGCAAGAAAATTATCAATACTACCTTGTGGAGTATCAGTATGGGTATTGGTATTCTCTCCATTGCTGTTAGAATTGGAAGTATAATTGGAATTGTTTGTGCCGCCAATATTGACCTTACTATTCTTGGTTCTATCCTCTGTATTAACATCATGATGTTCAGTATTTTCATCACTGGTAATTGAAAAGTCATCAGTTAAGAACATTTCATACTGTTTATCAAGTGCTTCAAAGAGAGGATTGTAATAAGGCATGTGGCTGTTCATCCAGTCATCCAGACGCAGCTGCCAAAGGCCGAAGGTTTCAGAACCAATTTCATTTGTATAGAAATGCTTAAGAATATTGGTTTCAAGCTCTTTGCGCTTGTTTTCATTCCAGATAGGATAACTAAAATTAAAGATTTTAGGACGAGCACGCTCAATAATTTCCAAATAAGAAATATTGGTGTAAGGTTCAACAATACCTGCTTTTGATTCACAGATAAAGCGTACTTGAGTTGTATATTTACTCATTGTCCTTATCACCATCCTCAATATTAGTATCGCTTAAATTCTCTTCATCTTCGTGTCCTTCCATAATCTTGGTTAATTCAAGCTGGGAGCGCATAGATACAGAGATATTAGTGCCAAAGAGCCTATTATAATCCTTACAGAATTTCTGGCGAGAATACAATGGAGAAAGGCGGTCTGCTTCTACCTGACCTAAGGTCATTTGAACTTCAGTAGTAAACTGCCGCTCTGCTTTCATATTGTAGTTGCTTTCAATACCTAAATAGGTAAGAGCTTCGGCAAGAGTTTCTTTTTTCTGTTGCTCTAACTGCAAGCCAATGTACTGAACACCTAAATCAAGAACACCAATCATGTTCTTAATATCATCAGTAGAGGGATTGCCTTTAAGATACAGCCAAGGGTCATATTTATCTTGCTGATAAACCAAGTTCTGTACAGAAAGTTTTGTATTCTCATTTGCATAAGCAATTCGTGGAGTTTTCTGTGCAGCAAGGTTTAAGTCAATCGTTCTGTCTATATTTGTAAGACGTTGTGCGAACTGTTTAATGACAATAGCATCAGGGGAGCGGCGCATATTACACCAAAGGTAAGCACAGTTTTGTTTATTAAGGCCAGTTTTCTGATAATTAGAATTGTAGCCATAGGCACGAAGATATTTAGGGTCGCCAATAATGTCAAAGTTATCACTGGGCATAGCAGGAAGAATTAAGTTGCCCATAACAGGGTCATGATAACCAGCCATTAAGGGTTGCCAGAACAAGAACTGTTCAATGAATCGTTCATCCAAAAAAGGAGAATCTTCAAGCCCTTCCCATTTGAATCTTGCAAGTGCTATATCATACAGACGATTAAACCAGTTAGCATAAGTTGCAACAGTTAAGTCATATGAATCAATCCAAGGTGGCTGTGGTTTTTGTGAACGTTTACTCATTTACTCACCTACTTCTGGAATACGTTTATAGATAGAATTGTCTGCTTCATAATTTCCAACAACACTGGGATTATGCCAGAATGTAACACCACGATTAAAGATGTCGTTAATCATTGTAGAAACATCCGCAGGAACATCACCTAAGCAACAACAGTTTTGCGTTTTAACATAATTCCAATTTCTTCGAGAGTCAATGTTAGGAACCTGAACTTGGTGAATGGGATAGCCAAACATAGTCCAGTAGTCATCAATAACTTTTGCAAATTCTTTAGTAACATGATGATAACTAGCCATAGCATATGGAGCACTTGCATCCTTTGTCGGTAAAATACCAGCATCAGTAAAACGGAAATAAGGACTTACAGAACCATGGCTCTGTGGCGGCAATCTGTCCATATCATCACGTTTTGCAAGCGTGCCAGCAATATTAAGCATTTGATTTGCTAAGCCTTCAATAGCTCCATAAGTATTATCTGGGAAAAGAGAAGGATGTTTACCGCTCATAGCCTGAACATCCCTTGCTGGGGCAGTCAGCAGGTTAATACCAGCAAACATTGTACCAGCTACCAAACCTGCATTTTCAACTGCCATGGAACTAGAGTTCTGCGCTACATATACCTTATAAATATCAGTGTTATAAGCACAAGTAGGCCAGTTGCTAATTGCAAAAACATCTTCCTGATTATAACCAGTAGAACCTTTATAATCCTCTGCTGCAAATATTGCTGTAGTCTGCCCAGCATTTGACATTACATTGTATCCAATATGCAGACTTTTCTTTCTATCTCCAAGTTCAAAACGAAAAACATGGTTATCGCCTTGTGTAGAATAATAACGGAGATAAAAATAAGGATATGTGAAAAGTTTATTATTCTTAGGAACATAACCATCTACATTATTAGGAACTACAAAAGTCTTATCATACTTACCAGTATCAAAGGTAAGAGGAACCATATAAATTCCCAAAATACCATCAGGAGCTTGCCCTGCTTCTACAGCCTTAGCGATAAAGTCATTAGCAGATTCAGCTGTAGTAAAAAAGTTTTCTTTGCAGCCAGAATAAATTCCAAACCGTAAAGAACCGGATGCGGGGGGAGAGTCTTTTTCAGGCTTATCAAAGGTTGTAACAATGCAGATACGCTTATCAAAGTCAATGTACTGTTGAATATCGTCAATATAAGGCCCAGTATCTAGTTCATCATTGATGATATTATCGCCAATTTCGTCTGTGTTTGTATGAGAACGTTCAATAAAACAAGGCTGTAATGTTACCTGATTAAACCAAGTTTGCATAACGTCAACCGTGAAATAAATTCTGCTGGTTTCGTTTGCAACATATTCTACACTATCAATAAAGGCGTAATACCATTTATCAGAAAAGTCAGCGTTCTGGAATAAAACATAATTACACTGTTCAATCGTTTCAGCATTAACACCAACAGAGAGATAATGCTCTAACCGCTGGTAAGTATAATTGGTAAGATGAAGAACGGATTTAGAAGTAAAATAAGCAAAACGGGAAGAATCAGACTGAAACCTAAGCACATGATTATAGGTTTTATCTGTAGGGATACCCTTACAGATATAAAGTTGCATATTCGGCAATTTGCGTTTTCCACTCCTTTCAAAATCTGTAGGGTGGTTTACACATCATCCAAACTGGAAGTTTACGTTTAACTGTAGGAGTAGGACTTGGGCCAGGTGGTGTAGGTGGTGTAGGTGGTTCAGGTGGTGTTGGTGGATTTGTAGCATCCCATTCAACATCCCATGTACCTACTTCATTAGGAATACCAAGAATAGCAGAGGGGTCAGTTCTGTAAGCTGTGCCATAACCGCCTATCCAGTATTCCCAGTGTGTATGAATACCACTAGCATTACCTGTTTGCCCTTGCTCTCCAATATATTGACCACGAGTAATTGTTTCACCAACGCTATGAATCTGACTAACAAAATGAGCTGCAAGCCAATAGCTATTATCGCTCATTTTAACTACAATGTAGTTGCCCCAAGAATCATTACCAGTCGTGCCACCTTGCCAAGTATGGGCTGTTTCAACCGTACCTGCCATTGGTGCATAAGATTGATGATTTGTATGTACTGTGTCAATACCACCATGAACTGAACCATCAGAATAATGTGGATAACCTGCTGAAACTCTGATTGTGCTTTGGTCAGTGATACATTGTTTATAGGTAGCCATAATCAAAGCAACGCGTGATATCGTATGCGCGCCCCACGTTTTAGGAGGATAAGCCTACATGCTTAAGAAAATGTCAATTATCAAGCCTTAGTAGTAAACTGCACAGCGTTTGCAAACGGAGATGCAGAATAGATACGCCAGATATGATGAAAGTAGTTCCAATCCAAAGTGGAGCCAAGGTCAGTTTCACGCATGGTGTTTAGCTTAGTGTAAATCTGGAAGAAGTCACGGTCAACCATAAGCGCCTGAATAGCGGTCATATCTTCATCGTTAGGGGTAACGTGAGTATAAGTCGTATCGCCACCAGTTGCAATAGTTACAGAAACATTGCCAGAGGGGTCATTACCAGTAAGCAGGTGTTCCAGACGTTCCACTTCATACTCATTAAGAGCAAAACTATCAACTTCAAGACGATGCCCCATAAAATCTGCTTTATCCATGTTAAATGCACTTGCCAGAACATCAACATCAATAGAAGCAGAAATATCAACAGGAACAATAGTATACAGACGTTCAGCCGGAGTATTCATAGGAATACCAGCAGCGTTATATTCCTTAGAAATAAACTTCATCTTGCCATAAATCTGGCGGAACTTCTTAACAAGGGTCTTACCGGAAGCTTCATCAGTAACAGCAGAAACAGTTACTTTCTTAAGCTTATCGTTCTTTACCAACTGATACAGCAGGTACTTCTTCATAATAAAAGCATCCAGTTCAGCAGGCTTATAAATCTGGTCAATGACATTCTGTACAAAAGCAGACAAATTAGCTTCACTCATGAAAGCAGTTTCCAGAGCTTCACGGTTTACAGTTACCTTGTACTTAATACGAGAGTTCACAGCATGGTAAGCAGTGTAAACCTCAGCAGGGTCACTACCAAATTCGGCTTTCATAACTTCGTCATTAGTAGCACGGTCAGCAGAGAAGTAAGGGGTAGCTTTCTGCATCATTACATAAATTTCCTGAACAGTAGCGCCAGTGCCCAGAACGCCCTTATCAAAAACCTGCCAAGGGTCCTCAAAAGAAATGTAACGCATAACGGTCAGGCCAATACGGTCAACCAAAGCATTACAGAAATAGTTCAGACGCGGTTCATAAGAATTGATAAACGACCATGCGGATTTAATAGATTCAGTGGTATTCTCAATCTTAGGAGCGCCACCAAAAGTAGCATCACTACCAAATACAGCGTTAATAATACCAACAGCAGCAGAAGCCATAGTTTAATTACCTACCTTTCTTAATAGTTGCACTCAATATCCAGAGTGCCATCAATAATAAGTTTGCCTTTAGCGGGAGCGGTCAAAGTTACAACACCATCAGAAGTGACTTTAGCACTAGAAATAGTGCCATCTGCAAGAACTACACGCAAACATGGGATAGAATTGGTAACTACAAATTTACCGTAACTAGTTTTCATAACACGAGCCATTACTTCACGGGGAATGGTAAATGCAGTAGTATCAGTAGTATCAGTAGTATCAGCAGTAGTATCAGTAGTATCAGCAGTTTCGCCTTTATAAGCATTATCACTAATCATAACATGAAGAAAAAGAATATTTCCAATTACGGTAAAATTTTCATCATTATAAGTAAATGGACGCGACAAATATATCACCTCATTTTCTACCAAACATTTTCTTCACAAAAGCCTGTGCAGCTTCATCAATGGTAATTGTATTTCCATTAGATTTCTGATAATCGTCATTAGGCTTATTGTCATCATTCAGAAATGCTTTAACATAATCTTTGCGAAGATTGTCATAAGCTTCATGCCAGTTAGATGCACCATCTGGACAACCACTGGTAAACTGTTCTGCTTCATTACGACATTCATCAAATTCGTCAAGCACACCAGCAATCAGCGTACCCTGTTCTTCCGGTTTGGCATCGACAAAGCCACCAAGCATTGCAGAAATTTCATCATGTGTTTTCATTATTTATTACTCCGTTCATAAGTAAGTTTAAGATTCTCACAGAGAGCGATAATAGCTTGCATATCAGCGCCAGTTGCATGAATCTTAATAAAATCGCCTTTAGTAGATTCTCTAGGAACCGAAGTATAACTACCAAGATGTTTAATTACTGTCTGTGTTGAACAAATGAAATTATCATCCAACCAGTTCAAAGGATTAAAACGAGAATCATGATAAATTACTTCAAAGTGAAGGTGTGCACCATAGCAATTACCAGTTGCGCCAGAATACCCAATAAGCTGACCCTCGTAAACGTGTTGACCGTTTTTGACGAGACACTCTTTAAGGTGTGCATAGCGTGTTTCCAGCTTAAAACCATTATAATTGTTATGCCTAATTCTAACCATGTTGCCATAAGACTGCATCCCGGATTTAGTTCTACCATCCCAGCTCTGTACCTGATTTACTACACCGTCCTCAGCTGCATAAACAGGTGTGCAAGGAGCAGCTCGAAGGTCAATAGCATGGTGGGAAGAACCGTCATTGTAAGTCCATCCAGTTGTGATAATGTGTTTCTCTAAAGGCCAACAGAAAAGTACATCACCGTTTGCTTTCCTCATTTTCTTCATCTCCTTTAAGTTTTTCCAGATAGGGCTTAAACAAAGCAGAAAGTTCAGGATTTACAGCACACATATTCTCCATAATGCTGATAAATTCCATAATGCAAATATAAGTAACCACGGAACCTACAAGGGGAATTGGAATACCAAGCTCAATATACTGCATTGCGTATTCGATACCATAAGAGCCTACCACTGCAAGAATCTCCATGCACTTGTGATAGCCACCCTCACGCATGATACTGGAATTATAAGAACCATCGTGCTTTGCTTTAATCAGACCTGTTAGAATGTCAAATGCGATAAAGCCCAGAACAATAACAAAGGGCATAAACTCAACTCCTAACATTATACACCTACGATCTTCAAAATGTCCATCAGGTATCGCCTAATTATTTCATCTTCACAGTACAACCCCCCCAACCGATATTGTTTAATTATATATAATAACCAGTTAGGGCGCGGAGTGCGTGCAATCAAAATGGTGTTATAATCATGGTCATCATTTGTCAGCGCATAAATCACGCCACTACCCGGACTGTATTTCCTAGAAAGATAACATTTACCGGAAGAGAAGTCTACCCATAAGCCTAAATAATCATCATGAATCTTAAAACCAAATTGATATTTAGCTTCAGGAGTTTTCTTAGCAATGCCAACTACACTATCAAGATAAAATTCATTGTGAACTGCGTATTTACCAAACTTGCTGCCTTTCATCAAACGGCCAAAGTCAGTTTTCTCTTTTGCTTCAATGTACTCTTCATTGTTAGCAATTTGAATTAAGACTAATCCATCTCTAGTTGTGGCAATTTGCTTTTTGTTAATTGGCTTTTTAATATCGAATTCTGTAAAATAAGGGTTTGCCCATGTAACAGCATTGCCAAAGAAAAATACTACAACTCTGCGCATACGAGCAATAGTTTCATATAGTTCACAGAAAAATGTAACTTCATCTTTAAGATAACCGTGATGGGTTTCGTCCATGGAAATAAATTCATCGAAGCAAATCTTATTAACGAGTGGAAGTTCTTCGGATTTAGCGCTTGAGATGTAGCGAGTTTGGCCAGCTAATTTACCATCTATGTAATAAGCACCTTCAGGCGTTCCCTTTAACTCATGGTCAGGAAATTCATGTGCAACTGCCGCCCAGAAATTTTCTTTGGCTTTCTTGTTCATTTCGGTTTTATAGCGGCGAATATAAATAAATTGATTCCCGTTTTTGATAAAATCTTCAGCAGCCCATTTCTTAAAGCCATAAGTTTTACCACAACCACGAGAACCAACTACAAAATTAAAGAGCGCATTATAAGATAATGTGTTCTTTAAATCCCACCACATTGACATTGTAATACACTCCTTTCATATTTAATATTAAGCCGAGGGTTCGCATTCGTTTTATGCTTACTTTTTTGTAAGTCTTATTGCCCTTTTGGATGGTGGAAGTAGGAGAAATGACAAACCTATATAACCATCAAGCTAACAAGCGTGTTAGCGCGGCTCTATTCTCCGACTAATGTGTTTAAGAATACTTCTACCGGTTAGGTACCGAGCCTAACGGTTGTAAGAGTTCTACTACACAATGTCGGATATGGTGGTAGAAATGGGCACAACCCCATTAACGTCCAATGACCAGTTTTCCGTTACTCTTAAAGAGTTCTACCATGTTAAGGGTGACGGAAGGAAATGAGCTAGCAGTCACGCAAACCTATCCGTAACGCTTCACGCGCCTGACCACGGCTTAGGAGCATCATTCGTGCCTTCCGTTCCCTACGATTATATTATAGTTTACAATGTGTATAAAGTCAATAATACAGATTGTACTTTTTGTAAAATTAGGAATGATTATTACATAGTGTATAATACTAATTATTGGTGGGTGAGAGGTACGATAAATGGGACTGCATCAATAGTACGATAAAGCGGACTGCTAAAGTGGCGATGTGAGCGGCAGTTTTAAGGTACAATAAATTGGACTGTTAAGATTGACAAACTAAAAGTATGACTTTTGTCTTTGACACTACTTTAATGGAAAAAATTGGTAAAATGTTTTGACACTACTTT